TTGGGTCGAGGACCCGCGCGAGGCCAGCCGCTCGCTCCAGGCGTGCTATGAGATCGAGATTGAGAGTCCGGCGTTCTGGGGCGGGCACGTCACCCTGGTGGGCGGCTTCAACGGGACGAACCTGGACAACGAACGAGACCGGCAGACCTGGACTGAGGGCGACGTGAGCTACGATCAGCGGCAGCGATTCGAGTACGGCCTCAATGGCGGTCGGCTCGGCGTGCGGCTGTGGCCGTGGGCGGAAGGCGACGTGCGGCCCTACGCCACCATCGGCGGCGGCTACTATCAGTACGAGCAGGAGACGCAAGCGGTGACGACGGCGACGTGGCTCGATCCCAAGACGGAAAAGATGGTGACAGAGACTACCGACAGCACGCGCCACAAGCGTCACGATGAAGGATTCTACCCGTTCGTCAGCGTCGGGGCGGAAATGGCGGTGGGCGGCTACTCGTCTCTGACCGGACAGGCCCACGTGTTGATTGAGGCGCAATATGCGTGGGACGCGGACTTCCACGGTGCGGACTTGGGCGGGTTGAGCGTTGTGGCTGGCGTGCGATTCCGGTGGTAGATGGCGATTCTGCTGTTTTGAGAAGACCTTGAAAGGAGTAAAGGCGAAATGAATGTGATCTATGAACCGAGGGGCCGGGCGCTGGAGTATGCACTGCTGGCCTGCAATCTGTACGGGGGCAGGTGTTCGCACGGATGCGCATACTGCTATGTGGCCGGGGCGATGCGCAAAAGCCGCGCCCAGTGGGAGGCGACGCCGTGGTACGTCCGCAAGGACGTTATCAAGTGGCTGGAGAGGGACGCCGAGCGGCTGGCCGGCACGGAGGAACGGGTACTGCTGTGCTTCCACTGTGACCCGTATACGCCGGAGGCGGCGAACTTTGGCGTGACGCGTCAAGCCTTGAAAGTGTTGCGTTCGCACGAAGTGCCGTTCCAGGTGTTGACCAAGGGTGGCATGAGGGCGGTGCCGGACTTCGATCTGTACGGGCCGCATGACGCATTTGCCACGACCTTGACGTATGTCCATGCCCAGGATGTTGCCGTGCACGAGCCCATGGCGGCTTCCCCGAACGACCGGGAGCGGGCGATCTACGAGGCCCACGACCGCGGCATCCAGACTTGGGTGAGCCTGGAACCAGTCCTTGATCCTCGCGACGCTTTGTTGTGGATTCAGGGTATTCACCAAGCCGTGGACCTCTTCAAGGTCGGCAAGCTGAATCACGACCCGGCCCTGGAGAAGCGGATCGACGATGATTTCGGCTGGGCCCTGTTCGCATGGCACGCGATGAACCTGTGCAACAAGTTCGGCAAGCCCTTCGTCTTCAAGAAGGACCTACTGGAATACTGCGACTTCCATATCGTCGGCGCGGCGACGTTCGATCCGAGGAAGGTGGTGCGAGCATGAGTGTGAGTTTCAGTTGTCACTGCCCCGAGAGAAAACAGCCGGTTAAGCTCCGCCGGTGGGTCGTCCTTCAACGTCGCTGCAATCACAGTGCATTCAACTCCGAGGCAAGATTTCCGATTTTCTACTTGCAAGTTCGGCATGTGCTTTGGTAGTTCTAAGAAGAACCATAACGCGAAGAATGCGGTTTTTTTGTGAAGGTGGGTATGGGCGACAACGTGGTGCAGATCAAGTGTAAGGGCTCGCGACTTGTTCCTTTGGACTCCCTGGAGATTATCCAGGGCGGGCTGAAGGATCTTAGTGACGAGAACTACGACAAGCTCAGGCGGCGGATCGAGGCCAAGGGTTTCGATGCGCCGCTGTTCGTTTGGGGGACCAAGATCCTCGATGGAACGCAGCGGTTCCGTGTGCTGGGCAAAATGATCGACGATGGCTGGTCGCTGCCGGGCGGAATGGTGCCGGTCTGTGACGTCGAGGCCGACAGTCTGGACGAGGCGAAGGATCGGCTGCTCGGTTACGTCTCCCAGTACGGCCGGCTGACGGGCGAAGGGCTTTACGAGTTCCTCCATGGATTCGACGAGATGCCATCCCTCGACACTCTGGACCTGCCAGACTTCGATATGGAAGCGTTCCAGACGGGATTCCTGGATGAAGACTCTCCAGGTGCTGGTGGCGAGGACGAAGTGCCGGAAGCCCCGGAGCCTGGAGAGGCCAAGGTCAAACCGGGAGACCTGTGGGCTCTTGGGAACCACCGGCTTCTTTGTGGAGACTCGACGAAGGCGGAGGACGTGAAGCGGGTCATGGGTGGTGAGAAGGCTGGCCTGATGAACACAGACCCGCCGTACGGCATCGCCTACGATAACCGGGCCCTTCACCCGGCGGCGAGACCTAGTATGGGAAAGAGCGCCATCATGCTGAACGATGATCTGGTGGACGAGAAACTGCAGCAGTTCCTGGAGTCTGCATTCAGCGCGGCCGTTGACGAGGCGTTGAAGACGGACGCGGCTTGGTATCTGTGGCATGCCCATCTCACGCAGGGGTTTTTCGCAGCAGCAGCAGCAGCAGCAAACGTCGTGCTACACCGGCAGATAATCTGGGTGAAGCCGGTTTTAGTTTTTGGCCGTGGTCAGTACCACTGGAAGCACGAGCCCTGCTTCATGGGCTGGGTACAAGGCAATCAGCCGCCCGACTACGGACTCGGAAATGGAGAGCGGACACAGACGACGGTGTGGGAAATCGCGTCGGTGTCGCAAGCCGAACGTAAGGAGTTTAACCATAGCACCCCGAAGCCGGTCGAACTATTCACGATCCCGATCGTCAAGCACCTGAAGCGAGGCGAGGTCTGTTACGAGCCGTTCGCCGGGAGTGGCCCACAGTTCATCGCGGCAGAGAAGGCCGGGGTGCGGTGCTTTGGGATCGAGCTGGAGCCACGATTCTGCGACGTGATTCTCAACCGCTGGGCAAAGTATTCCGGCCAAGACCCCATCCGTGAGGACGGGGTGAAGTGGTCTGAACTGAGTGGCGAGTAGGATGCCCTGCCCATGGATGGGACTCCGGAGAAGGATAGGGGCAGAGGAAGGCCAACGAAGTGGCGAAAGTCCTTTGCTGCGGAGGCATACGACTACTGCCTGAAGAACCACGGGAGCGACCAGGACCTCGCCAATCACCTTGGAATCGGCCTGCGGACCCTGTACACGTTTTTGGATAAATATCCGCATTTCCGGCAGCAGGTCCAAGAGGGGCGGAAAAGATGGCGGCAGAACGGATGCTGGAACGGCGTCCGTTCGTTATACAAGATGCTCGACACGCAGATCGTCGACGTCCCGAAGGTCCGCCGCAAGAAGAAGCGGATGAAGGATCCGAAGACGGGCCAATACGAGCTGGTGGTGGTCGAGCAGACTGAGATCATGGAGAAGCACATCCTCTGGCCGAACCTCAAGGCCATCGTGTTCCTCCTATTGAACCAGGACCCTGACACCTGGAAGCGGAACCCTGAGCCGGTGGGTGAATCCGGACCATCTCCCGCCGAGACCATCCGTCAGGCACTCAAAGAGCTGGAGCAGAAGCACCAACCGGCGGCGACGGAGGGCTGAGATGGACGTCTGGCCGCCGCGGTGGACCCCATGCAAACTTGACCCGAGGCAGTTGGCCTATTGGAACAGTCGCGCCCAGATCAACGCTGTGCCGGCAGGAAGAAGATGCTGGAAGACGGAGGGGGCCAAGCGTCGACTGGTCAAGGCGGCCATCACGTTTCACGCCTATCCCGATGGGCGTTTTTTTGCGTGCGCACCGACACAACAGCAGGCAAAGGACATCTACTGGGACGACATCAAGGACCTGACGCCCACCTGGGCCCTTCGAAGCCAGGACCGGAGGCGCGACATCTCGGAGAACGAATTGACGATCCGTCTGTGGAACGGGGTGATCGTCAAGGTGGCCGGGCTGGACAAGCCCGCTCGGATCGAGGGCGGGGATTGGGATGGCGGGGTGATTGACGAGTATGCGGACTGTCGGTCGGATGTGCTCGATGAGCATATCATGCCGATGTTGGTGCGTGGGGGATGGATCGACATCATCGGCGTGCCCGGCGGCAGGAATCACTACTACCGCCTGACGCAGCAGGTGCTCAATGGCGAGTTGGAGGGGGCCAGGCACTTCCACTGGAAGGCGTCAGAGGTGCTGCACCTGTATCTTGGCCGGGAGAGAGCGGAGGTGTTCCTGGCCCAGATGCGGAAGAAGATGGACCCGTTGACGTTCGACCAGGAGTTCAACGCGAGCTTCGTGGCGTTCGAGGGCCGGGTGTACTACGGGTTCCTCCAGGAGACGCACGCGCGGGAGCGGTTGGCCTGCGATCCCAAGCTGCCGCTGATCCTGTGCTTTGACTTCAATGTGGCTCCGGGCGTCTGTGCGATCTGCCAGGAGCAGCGGTACACGGGGAGCAACCCCAACGTGGCCAGCGAGGTGACGGCGTGCCTGGACGAGGTGTGGATATCGAACAACAGCAACACCAAGCGGGTCTGCCAGGAGATTGCGGAGCGGTACGCCAGCCATCCCCAAGAGGTTTGGTGCTACGGCGACGCTACGGGCGGGGCGAGAGGGACGG